AAATGTTGGTAAAAAATTAGATAAATGTTGGACTTTTATTGAAGAAATTGATTTGATTTCTTCAAATAATGGTGAAACTTTCAACAAACAATTACTAAACTTTAGTAAAAAGTATCAAATTTCTAAAGAAAAAAACGCAAAACGCATTTCAGAATGGCGTGATAATCAAGCAGTTACTGAAAATGTAACACGTTCAGAATCTGTTCGTAACACTGATAAAGTAAAGTTAAGTAAAGAAAAAGAAAGTAAAGTAAAGTTAAGTGATATATTAACTCCACACATTTTTTTATTAGGTGATGAATACGATAATTTTTTATCTTATTGGACAGAGCAAAATAAATCTGGAAAGGAAAGATGGGAGTTAGAAAAATTCTTTAATATTGAAAGAAGAATAAATACTTGGATTACTAACAAAACCAAATTTAGCAATAATGGAAATAATACTGAGAAACTCGGAACAAGTGCAGCAAGAATGGAAGCACTTAGGAAGTGGTAGCGCAATAGCAATACAACAGGCACAGAGTACTAATAGTTTGCGTTTAAGGAATGAAGAAGACATAAAGGAGGTATTACGTTATTCAATGCTTTTGGTTGGCTTACGAGGCAACAATCTACCAACAGAAGAAGAAAAGTTTGTACTGACTAATTTTGTGAGATCTAATTTTGGAAATCAAACACCAGAAGAAATTAAGATTGCATTTGAAATGGCAGTTGCTGGTAAATTACAGGTAGATGCTAAATGCTATGAAAACTTTTCTTGTGAATACTTTGGTAGAATAATTAATGCTTATTTAGAATTTGCAAGACATGAGATTAAGAACTTACCTAAACCCATTGAACAAGTGAAAGAAAAGCCAAGTGATGAAGAATTAAAAAAGCAGGCAATAGATACTGCTAATGAATATGCAAATCAGATTAGACACTGCGAAAAAAATGATAAGAAGTTTACATTTATTGCTGGAGGCTTATCAATTCTATTTGATTATTTAGAACAATTCAAAATACCAACCATATCAAAAGAAGAAAGACTTGAGTTGTGGGAAAAATATTCTAGTATTAAAGATATTGAAGAACGTAAACTACATTGCAAAACTCAAGGTTACATTAAATTTATTAACTCATTAGTTACATTTGATTGCCATATAGACAACGATGGAACTATTAAACCCAATTAAAAATGAATATTTTATCAGAAGCAAACAAGATCATTAATGAAAGATCTGAAGAAAAAGAAAGAATGTATGGTCCATTTGAAGAAGGAATGGATAGGGCAGCAAAAATAGCAAGTGGTATGACAGGAAAAGATATCAATGGTAAAGACATATACGCATGTATGATAGCATTAAAATTATCTAGACACAGTTATCACTATAAAGAAGACAATCTATTAGATGCTGTTGCATACATTGGATCATTAAATAATTATGAAAATAAAAACAAATAAAATCATGGAATTTAATACAGCAAATGATGTGTTTGAATTTTATTATAAAAAAATATCAAACGAAGGAATTAATTTTAGTAATACTAAAGCATTGTTTAATCAAGGATTTACAATACTAAAGCCTATGGATAATAATATAACTGCAGAATTTAGAAATTGGAATTTTAAATATGCTAAAGCTGAATATGATTGGTATACATCAGGAGACCGTAATATAAAAACACTAGGTGACATATACGGAAAAATACCAAGCATCTGGTTAAGGATGGCAGATGAAAACGGAAATGTAAATTCTAATTACGGTTGGCAATGGAAAAGAAATAACCAGTTGTCTAATGTCATTAATATTTTAAAGACAAACAAAGGCTCAAGACAAGCGGCAATTAGTATTTATGACGCTAAAGAAATAGATACTTATAAATATGATACGCCTTGCACTTATGCAGTACAATTTACAATAATTGATAATAAATTAAATATGTCTGTTCTTATGAGATCTAATGACCTGTGGTTTGGATTTTGCAATGATCAATATTGTTTTTCTAGACTTCAATGGTATGTCTCTAATGAACTAGGAATAAGCATAGGTAGTTATTACCATTATGCTCACAATTTACATATTTACAATAACTTTTTAAACATACAAAAATGAAATTAACAAACGAATTTGATTCAATTAGAACATGGGCAAACAATAAAGGTATACTTGCCAAAGGTGACGCTAAGACACAGTTTATAAAATTATTAGAAGAGGTAGGAGAACTATCTAGATCAATATTAAAAAATGATGATCCAGAATTTATAGATGCTATAGGTGATTGTGTTGTTGTTTTAACAAACCTTGCTGCAATAAAGGGTTATACTATTGAAGAATGTATAAATTCTGCTTACGAAGTAATAAAAAGTAGAACAGGTAAGATGGAAAATGGAACTTTTGTAAAAAATTAAAATGAAAAAGAAACTGATTTTATTATTTACTTTAATTTTAATATCTTTAATTTATTATTTAAATAATAATAAAGTAATTGAACAAAAATCTAATTCAAAGAGGTTATTCGGAATTTCCGAATTTGAGGATATTTATACAGATACAATAGATTTGAGATTATATACCAGTCATGGAAGACTAAAAAAACAATACAATGAAAACTAACAAAACTAAATTAAGTTTAGATTACGATGGTACAATTATATCAATTGAATTTGATAATATTGATGTAAGCCTTGATCAATACTTTCAAGCATTTAAAACTTTATTAGTTGGTGCGACATATACGGAAACTCAATATGAGCATTGGATTATTGATGAAGCAGAAGTTATTAGTGAATATTTACATAACAATTAATAAAATGATAAAAACAAGAGTAGGTAAAATTGTCAAGGTTAAGAATCAAGGCAAAAAAGCAGGAGCAAATGAAACTTATCAAGCAGTAATTTTAAATAGCAATGGGCAATACAATCCATTTTTGTTTACAGATGCAGAGATTGCAATTGCTTATGAAAGAGGTTGTAAGAATATTGAAGACCAAGTATCTCGAAGTATGATTTCTATGGTTTTAGATTAATGATATTTTACATTTAAGATCCTATTGTAAAACATATTTAATGTTATTTGTTGGCAAAATTCACCATTAAATAATAAAATGTCACATAATGAGGTTTAAATTCAACAAATTATGTCATAATATTATACATAATTTTTATAAAACATTTAACAAATTAAAATTTAACAATTAACAAAATTACATATTATTGTAACAGATTTATATGAAAAAGGGTATAATATTGCACAATGTTATACCTTTTATATGCACAAAGGTATAATTAATGCACAACATCATTTTATAATTAACCCACAAAAAAATGACAAAGAAAATAAAATTAATGCACTACCAGCTTGATGGCGAAATATGTGTAGTAGATTACAATGACTTAAAGGTTTCCTATTATGGAAACAATGGTCATCACTATAATTTACTTGGAGCAGTAAGCGACAGGATTGAAGCATTCCTAATGCGAAGAAAATGGAATAAAATAACTGCAGATCGGTTTGCTAAATTAAAATTAGAGATTGATGAGAAACGAACACGAGCATAAATTACAAGTTGCCATTTGTAAATGGTTAGATTTTACTCAAGATTTCTACTATTACTCAATACCAAATGGAGGGGCAAGACATAGGCTGGTAGCAATTAAATTAAAGATGGAAGGTGCAAAAGCAGGTGTTGCTGATATGTTCTGGATGGTACACAACAATAATTGGAATGGTTTATTTGTTGAAGTTAAGATTGATAAAGGTACACAACAACCAAATCAGAAAGCATTTCAAGCAATAGCATTATCACATAAGTATTATTATGCCATAGTTAGATCTATAGATGACTGCGAAAGTTTAATAAAGAAATTTAAAGCAAATGAGATTTGAGCGAGAACTATAAAAATGCAATTAAATGGATTGACATAATGTTAAAATATCCAACAAAGCAAATTCAAATTGATTGTGCAACTTATTCGGATTTAAACTTTAGTCTTGAAGTAAACAAAAATAGAATACTAATGAATAATGGTTCTTCAAGATCAGCGTATTTTCAAACAAAAAAAATCAAAAATTACTTTTTATTTCAATAATTTTTTATTAAATTTTGCGCATGAATAATAAAAACTTTATAGATCACCCAGAGCATTATCAAGGTAATGGTATTGAAGTCATTGATATAATTGATTCATTTAATCTTAATTTTAATCTTGGAAACTCAATAAAGTATATTCTAAGAGCAGATAAAAAAGAAAACAGAAAGCAAGATTTACAAAAAGCATTATGGTATCTTAATCACGAACTTTTAAAATACAATGGATAATCTTGTCATTACTGGTATTTTTGTAGGAGTCTTGGAAATACTTTTTGTTTTAATATATTTAGTCCTATTTCTAAAAAATAAAAAGTGAACGGTATAGACCACCTTGTTAAGCGACATAGACATTGGATAAACATTGTCAGGAAGTTTGGCGAGTTGACCTATGCCGAAGACATAGTACAAGAAGCTTATATTAAGATTTTATAAATAAATAAAGATATTAATGAGGCTTATTTTTATTATACAATAAGATCATTAACAATGAATCTTCATTCAAAAAAAATAATAAAGGTAGAGTTTACGACAGAAATTGAATACCTAATTTCAGAATATGAATCAGAGGATTTAATTATTGAATCAACTAAACCTTATTTTGATTACATAGCAACTTGGGACTATTACGATCAAATGCTATTTTCAGTTTATTTAAAAAAAGGAATTTCAATGAGAAAGATGTCACGAGAATCTGGCATTTCATTTACAAGTATATATAACACAATTAGAAATTGTAAAAACAAACTACAACAATGGGCAAAAGAAAATCACAAGGACTTGGAGATTCAATAGAAAAGTTCACAGAAGCAACAGGCATTAAAGCAGGTGTTGACAAATTAGCAGAGGCAATAGGTTTTGATTGCGGATGCGAAAAAAGAAAAGAAATATTAAACAAAATGTTTCCTTATGCTAAACCACAATGTTTAGCAATTGAAGACTACGATTATTTAACAAAATTCTTTGCAGATAATCATGAAACGATTACACCAATGATTCAAGCAGAATTGGCTGAAATTTATTCTAATGTCTTTAATATAACTTTACAACAGACAAGTTGTGATTCATGCTGGAGAGATACAATAGGCAAATTGCGCAAAGTGTACATGGAGCATGATAATGAAGCCTGACGAAAGAGCAAGGGTAATCTATATAAATTGTCTCTATTACACAGGCACAAAAACAATGGCTATTCAATGTGCATTGTATATTGTTCAAATGATTATTGAGCAGAAACTTAAAATAGATGACAAGATTTATTGGAAGTTAGTCAAAGAGGAATTGTACTTAATAGAAATATAAATTGGATTTCAATTTTTTTCAAATGGAAGAATTAAAAAAACAAAGGGGAGGCGCAAGACCAAATTCAGGTAGACTAAAGAAAGATGAAGTTATTTCATTGATTGAAACAATGGATGCAGTCAAAGTACCAGAAGCAATTTGGATTAAGTTAGGTGAACGAATTGAAGATGGAGATACTAATGCCATTAAGACTTGGCTACAGTACAGGTATGGTATGCCTAAGCAAGTTATAGATCAAAACAATACACATACGATTAACGATTTCGACATAAAAGATATTGTAAAATTTGAGTGATAAATCTAAATGATAAATATAAGCCGTTATTTTATTCTGATTCAAGATACTATGTAATTACAGGTGGTCGTGGTTCTGGTAAATCGTATGCTTTAAACTCATTTCTTTTTCTTTTAACGTATGAAGTAGGTCATGTGATACTATTTACAAGGTACACACTTACTTCCGCTCATGTGTCGATTATTCCTGAGTTTACAGACAAGATTGAAACGGCAGGATTGGAAGATCATTTCTACATTACAAAGGATGAGATTATAAATACTCAAACTAATTCAAGGATAATATTTAAGGGTATCAAAACAAGTAGCGGAACTCAAACTGCTAATCTAAAGTCATTGGCTGGTGTTACTACCTTTGTATTGGATGAAGCAGAAGAATTAGTTGATGAAGATGTATTTGATAAGATTGATTTATCAGTAAGGCATAACTCAAAGCAAAACAGAGTAATACTGATATTAAACCCTGTAACTAAAGAGCATTTTATATACAAAAGATTCTTTGAGAATAAAGGAGTTGATGCAGGCACATCTGGAGTTAAAAAAGATACTACCTACATTCACACAACTTACAAGGACAACAAGAAATATTTATCTGATTCATTTATATCACAAATTGAAAGCCTGCAAGAAACCAATGCTAAAAAATATGAGCATACAATATTAGGAGGATGGTTGGATAAGGCAGAAGGTGTTGTGTTTACAAATTGGAAGTTTGGCGAGTTTAATCCTAACCAATTACAAACATCTTATGGCATGGACTTTGGATTCTCAATAGATCCAGATGCTTTAGCGGAGGTAGCAATAGATAAAGCAAGAAAGATAATCTATGTTAAGGAGGTAATTTATGAAAGGGGTTTAAAGACACATATTCTTGCATCGTTAATTAAAGAGAAATGCAATAACGGTTTAATCATTGCTGATTCAGCAGAACCAAGACTTATTGATGACCTACGTTATCAAGGCATTAACATTCAACCTGTAAAGAAAGGAACGATTGAATCTGGTATTGTAAGGATGCAAGACTTTCAAATCATTGTAGATCCTCAATCACAAAATATTGCCAAAGAATTTAACAACTATGTTTATTTAAATAAGGCTTCAAAACTATATCTTGATGCTTGGAATCATATTATCGATGCGATTAGATACAACATCATTTACCATTTAGATAATCCCAATCAAGGTACTTACCATATTTATTAAGACAAAAACAAACAATTTACGTTTATACATTATGAAAGTAAAAATTTCAATCCCAACAACATTAAGCGAAGTAAAATTAAGCCAATATCAGAAGTTTGTTAAGATTGCAAACGAAAATGAAGAAGGCACATTCTTGAATCAAAAGATGGTTCAGATATTCTGTAACATTGATTTATTTATGGTTGCTAAAATGAAGCAACAGGATCTAAATTATGCAGTAACAAAGATTAGTGATTTATTTAAAAAGATTCCAGAGTTAGTAACAAAGTTCACTTTAAATGGAACAGAGTTTGGATTTATACCTAACCTAAATGATATGTCATCTGGCGAGTACATGGACTTGGATGGTTACATTACTGATTGGGAAGATAGCCATAAAAGCATGGCAGTACTTTACAGACCTATTAAACAAAGATTAGGTAATAAATACTTAATTGATGAATATGAGGGAAGTGATAAGTTTGCAGAACAAATGCTTGATGCACCAATGGATGTTGTATTAAGCAGTAAGGTTTTTTTTTGGACTTTAGGTCGAGAATTATTGAAAAGTACGATGGACTTTTTGGAACAGAGCAAGCCGATGAGTTCAGCGAAACTGCACAATTTGGAAAAAGATGGGGTTGGTATTCTTCAATCTATGCCTTATCACAGGGCGATGTTAGAAGATTTGATGAAATTACCAGCTTACCCATTAATCAATGCTTAACTTTTTTAAGTTTTGAGAAACAGAAGAATGAATTAGAAATTAAAATGATTAAACAAAATAGATAATGAACGGATTTTATTACGTTATTGATAAGTTAAGGGATTATATTAAAGATACATGCTTTGTGCATACTGTTAGCACAGGTGATATATTTGAAGTTGATTTGGTTAAACAAACTATTTACCCTTTAAGCCATATCATTGTAAACAATGCAAGTCCAAAGGAATTTGTAAGTAGTTACAACATATCTATTTTATTTATGGATCTTGTGGATATAAGCAAAGAGAATGCAACAGATGTATTTGAAGGCAATGATAATTTATTAGATGTATTAAATGAGCAGTTAGCTATTGCACAAAGATTAGTAAGCAGTTTAAAAAGAGGTGATTTATTTAG